TTATTATTATTAGCTTCCATTTGACGATAATACTTATCCATTTCTGCATAGGCATCTTCACCATACAATAAACCAATTAAATTCATATCATGATTAATTAAATCATTAATATATTCATATTGGTCTACTTGTTTATCAAACTCTTCAATGGCTTCATCTATCATATCCAAATAAGATTCTTTAATTTGGTCTGATAATTCTTCAACTTCTTCTAACTGTCCCATAAGTTCAGTATAATAAGTTTTCAAATCTTCTAATGCTTGAGCTTTATTATCTCCATATACATCAGAAGTTCCACCATTTTCCATTTCAGCCAATTCTTCTAAAGTCTTTTCAACCTGATTAGTTAAAGCTTGAACTGGTCCAATTCCTGTGCCATTAGTATTAAAGTAAGACTCTAAATCTTTTAAGTCTGCTTTGGCGTTTCCAAGAATATCATCATCTTTAATACCGTCAATTACCTTACGCTTAAATTCATTGAAATCTTTTTCAGCTTCCGCCATATCAAGACGAATTTCTACTTCCATAGTAAATTTCTTGATTTGAATTTCAATTTCTTTATCAAGAGCATCTTGAATATTATCTTCAAGGTCTGGAATTTCAGAAGAAATTAAATCATCATATCTTTCAATTTGAGATTTAAACTCTTCATAATCTTCTTTCGCGGCATCTACTACAGCCTTAAAAGATTCCTGCTCTTCCGCGGACATAGCATTATATTGATTGATTAAAGAATTTACATAAGCTTGTTTAGCTTGTAATGCAGCTGCATAATTAGCAATAGTTCCATCGTCATTAAAATCTACGCCAGAAAGCATTCCACGAATTTCCGCGGCTTCTTGTTTTGCAAGAGCAAGCTTAGTTTCATATGCTTCATTCTGTTGTTTTAATACTTCTAATTGTTCATTTAGATTATCTAATAATTCTTTACCAAATAATTTCTTTTCTTCTTTTTCTAATCTACTTAAATTTGTACTAATCTGCTCAAGTTCAATATTAATATCATGGTATCTATCTATTTCATCTTCAAGTTGTTCAATATAATCTGGGTCTTTTTCTTTGCTACTAGAGCCATCATCTTTTCCATCTGAGCCTAATCCATTTTTAACGCCTTCTAATCCACTTGTAATTCCACCAAGAGATGAATTCATTTCATACATCATACCCTCAATGTCATTAGCCTGTTGACCCGCGGCGTCTGCAGCGTTTTGGAAAGCTTCTGCTAATTTAGCATAGTCAGTTTGAGTACCAGAATCTAATAATCCTTGATAAGCATCTAATTGAGTTGCTTCAGCACTAACTCCTGACGCACCAGTGTAATTAACACCAAAGTCCCCAATGTCTACTGAACCTTCTCCCGCGGCTGCTACTTGGGCGGCTTGCACTGCTGCGGCTGCAAATTGAGCGGCACTTTGTGCAGCACTTTGATATGCTTGAGCCCAGTTACTTGCCATAATTCCAGCATTAGTATTAGAATTATCAGTAATTAGTTGTTGGTCATCTAATTCTGCATTATTAGATTCTTCACGCATTGTATTTAAGCCATCTTGAATAATAGCTTTATTATTTGCGCTTTCTTCATCCATTGTGTCAGTTGCTGTAGCTAACGCGGCTGCCGCATTTGCCATAGCTTGGTAATTCATTTGCTTAGCTCTTAACTCATTTGCTGCATTTTGAAGTTTTACATTAGTAGCTTCTACATCTGCTGCAACTTCAGTCTGGGCTGCTGCCATGGCGCTTTCAACTGTTTCTTGATTTAATTGAATGGTACCATTCTTTAAATCTGTAACGTTATTTAAAATACCTGGAAAAGCATTATTTAATTCACGAACATCTTCTGCGGCAACAATAAAATCATCACCAATTTTAGATGCTTGTTCTTCAATATTAGCCATTGCAGCAGTCGCATCTTCAAAAGCTTCTTCTGCCTGAGTATGAATTTCAAGATTAATAGCATAATCTGCATCTAAAATTTTATCTAATTGTTCTTCAAATTCATCTGAATTTAACCATGCATCTACTTCTAATCCATCTTCGCCAGTTAAACCATCTTCTCCAAAAGCTTCAGTAAAAGAGTCTTCAAAACTATCAGCTAATTCTTGAAGCTCTAAATGATTTAATTTATTTTTTAATTCATCTAATGCTTCAATCCAAAGTTGAGTACCTACTAAATTAGTATTACTAAATACTTCTGCTGCCGCAGTAGCTTCAGGAAAAAAGTCTTTTATATTTTCAAGCTCTGCAGAAATTGCTTGAAACTCTTCACTCTCTCCAATATTAGAACTAGTTAAATCTCCACTTTGAATGCTATCTAATAAAGTTTTAAATTCATCTCCTAAACCTAAAATTTGCCCTTTTGTTCGTTCATAAATTTCATTATACAACTCTTCATTTAAAGCTTCATCTATAGAACTAGTAAAATCTTCTAAATTAGTATTTAAAGCAGCCCATTCTGCATCTGTAACTTTACTTAATGCAGATTCTAATTCTCCACTATCAATAGCTTGTTGTAAAGCACTAAAATCTGATAAAGACATTTGGTTTGCATCAAAAGTAGTATCTTTTCCTGTTGCAAAGCCTAAAATTTCTGAACCTAAAACGTCACTAATTTCAGTTCCTGCTTCTGCAATTTTTGGTACTGCGGTAGTAATAGTATTTAATAATTCTTCATTAGCATTTTTTAATTCTTCAGTAAATTGAATCTGTTCTAAGTATGCTCTTGCAACATCATCAGAAATAGTTTTTTCATTACCTTCTGAATCTGCATATACAGCTTTATCTCCCCATTTATCGTCTACAACAGTCCAACCTCTTGCTTTAGCATAAGCAGAATGAATATCATCTTCATTTCCACCACCAAACGCAGCATCTTGATAAAGATCATCATGAATACCTTCTCTTAAAGAAGCTAAATCATCTTCTGTAACGCCTTCTCCATATAATTCAGCTATCGCATTTTGCTCTGAGGTTCCTAAAGCTGCATAATCTTCATCTGTACCTAAACTATCTCTTAAAGCATCTCCTAATAATAATTTATTAGTTGCATTTAAAGCTTCTGTAGATTCTGCTAATGCAATAATCTCTTCTTTTAACTGACCCTCTGAATCATAGATAGAATCAATTAGTTCTTGATTTCCATTTAATATTTCTGCTACTTCTTCGTCAAGACCAACTAAACTTCCATCATTAGCATTCATTAAATCAATTAATTGTGCTAATTGATTATTAGACATTTGCATCCAATATGCATAACCTTCTGCATCATAAGACCAATAACCTAATTCTTCATTTCTAATAGTATCAGTTCTATCAGATTTTAATTGAGCATTATTTGCATCTATTTGAGCAATAGAAGATGCACCTGACGCAATTTGAGCTCTAGCTTCTGCAGCTTTAATTAAAGCTTCAACTTCCGCCTTTTCATTATCAGTTTTACCAAATTGAATTAAACCTTCTGAATTTCTGTAAGCATATTTTGCTAAATCCGCATTAGAATTAATTAGTTCAACTGCTTTTTCATTAGCAATTTTTAATGCATCTGCATATTCTTCAGTTCCAATAGTTAATTCTTTTAATTTTTCAACTGCCTCATCATAAGCTCCAAAAGTATCTGCTAATTCTTGATAAGCTTCTTTTGCTTCAGTCGCAGCTTTAGCAGCTTCCTTACTAGCTTCTGCAGCTTCTTTCGCTGCATTTGCATCTGCATTCCAAGCTTTTACTGCTAATACTACAACTGTTGTAACTGCTGCGATAGCTCCAACAACAGCTAAAATAATAGGCAAAATCCGCGGCAGCTGCAGAAACCTCTCCTGCAGTAACTAATCCTAAAGAAGTTGCTAATCCAACCAAAGAAGAACCAATTCCTGTAATTCCAGTTAACAACATTGGTAAAGCCATTGCTATTGCACTAATTACTTGTAATATTTTTTCTCCCGCGGTTAAATCTTCATTATTTATAATATCTGCAATATTGTGTATTGAATTTAATGCAGATGTAATTTGTCCTAAAGAGCTTGCAAATTTTACAACTTGTTGAATTTGATTTACTAATTTTATATTATTAATAAAACGAGTCCATTGTTGTTCTACAATATTTATATTATTAGCAATTTTTTGACTTGCGCCATCTGCTTCACTTTCAATAACTCTTCGAGTGTTTTGAGCATCCGCTCTCATAGAGTTATTAACTCTTGAATAAGCATTTAATAAAATCTCTCCAGCATCGGTTAAATCTGTTCCATCTGCGATTGCTTGATTATATTCTCTTATTCCTTGTACTAAAATTCTTCTTTGTTCCGCTGTTATTGATTGGTCTTGAATTAATTCATTCATTTCCATTTCAGCTTGATTTAATGATGCACTTAATTCTCTATACGCTGCAGATTCAGCTTCAATGTTATCAACAGAAGTATCATTAGCCGCATTAATAGCTGCAATATTAGCTCTTTCTAATTCATTATTCCAATCTTCTAAATGGTCAGTAGTATCTTGAATTTGTCCATCAATTCTTGTTAAAGCATTTCTTAATTTTTCTAAATCATCATCTCTAGCTCCAAAACCTTCAGAAAAATCAATCTCTCCTAAATCAGTGTGAGAATCTATATATTCTGAAGCTTGTCTTAAAGTATCTTGCCATTCTACTTGCTGATTTTGCAATTCATTAGTCGTTTTAATAATAGCATTTGCTTCTTCTTGTTGCTCTTTTGTAACTGTCTGTCCTAAATCTAAAACAGATTGTTTCATTTGAACAAGATTTTGTAAGTAACCATCTGCAATATTAGAGCCTTTAAATTGTTCTAATATTTGCATCTCTGCAGACATTTGTCTTGCATTATCTTTTACAGCTTTAAAATTAATTATTGTAGTGGCTAAACTTTGTGCAATTTGTTTACTAAATACATTAGTTCCAATTGAACCCAACATTAATAATGCATTTCCGCCTCCGCCAATAGCATCAATAAATGTTGCCATTGCGCTTGCAGCACCACCAATTATATCAACAATATCATTTATTGTTCCTGTATCTAATAAAGAATCATATAAATCTTCAAAAGCAGTAGACATTTGTTCTAAATGTGCAGTTGTAGATTCCATATAAATATCTTGTTGATTTTGTAATGTTCCTGCTGCATCCGCAGATGTTTCAAGAGCTTCAGTATACATATCCCAATTATCAAACAATGATAAAAGATTGTTGTATTGACGAGCACCCGCCATAACTTGAGATAATGCTATTTGTTGTTCTCTTGATAAATTATTCCAATTATTACCAACTTCTTCAATAACATCTCCCATGTCACGAAGCTGATTATTAGTATCTAAAACATTAACACCAGCAATTTCTTTCATTGCTTTAGTATAAGCACCTAAAGTTGTTTCTGTATCTAAACCAGCTTCAATGTCTCCCATACGAGCATAGATTGTTTTAAATGCTGTACCTACAGATTCTGGAGCTTGACGAGTTACAGATACAACAGTAGCTAATGTAGCATTTAATTGGTCAATATCCACACCCATAATAGATGCGGCAGATGCTACCTTAGACATACCTACTGATANNCCTCAGAAGCTTGTACTTTATAACCATTCCATACAGCAGTTAATTGCTCTGATACTTCTGCTGTATCCTGACCAGTTACATTCGCGGCTTTTAAAGTAACTTCTGTTCTTGCTGCAACCTCTTGGTCACTTAAACCTTGTTGATAGTAAATTAACGCCGCATTAGTATAATCTTTTGTTCCAGCCGCCAAATCTTTTGCTGCTTTATTAGCCTGTTCAGCAAAACGATTCATTTCATCAGCAGATTTACCTGTTACAATCATAATATCATTTAATGAACTGTCTAAGCGCTTTGTATATCCCCACGCCTCTTCAATAGAACCAGTCATTCTCTTCATAGCACCAGATGCAACACCCCATTTAATAGTATTAGACATAGTTGTTGCCATACTATCTAATAAACTATGAGTTTGTTTTAATTGCATATTAGTAGTTAAAATTTGTGAGGTGATATTTCTAAATGCGGATTGACCTGCTACTCCCGCACTACTAAAATCTTTATAAATTCTATCTATATTTAAACTTTTTAATTCATTATTAAATTTAGAAATATTTAAAGTTCCTAAATCTGAATTAAAGGAACGTTTTAAAGCATTTCCAACTTCTGTTGCAGTCTGCTTAATTTGTGATAACTGTCTATTTGCAGTGTTTAAATCCATTCCTTTATTCAAATTCATTAAATCACTTGTCGTTAATTTTTGAATTGTTTGTAGGGAAGATTGGATTTCACTTAAACCTGTTTTATCAACAGTATAACCAACATTAAATTTAATTTGGTTAGCCATATATCCTTTTACCTCCTCTGAGAACATAAAAATAAAATGCCTTTACTATCATTTTATGATAATAAAGGCATCACTTTTAATCTAAATTGACCTATTTGTTCGCGTCTACACCTGCGATAGCCCTACCACCATTCGCGGCAGTTGCAAAATCAATAACCGCTTGATATTGAGAAGGGTCAAAATTATTTACAATTTCTGCGGCTGCGGCTGCATTTTTAGGAAGGTCATTAATTACACTTTGAAGCACAGCTCCCGCAGTATTTCTATAATTCATAATATCTTCTTCAATAGTAACCATATATTCAAATAAATCATTATATTCATTATCATCAATAACTTCTAATAATTTATCAATAAAACCATTACTCTTTAAAGTATCATAAATTTTCATTTCATTTTCTTTTTGCTTATCTGTAAAAGATAAATTAGTATACATATAAACTAAATGTAAATGGAAAAACATATCTAATTTAAGTTGATTATAAATTCCATTTTCTTCTGCCTTTTGTAAAGTAATCATCACAAGGTCATATTTATCAGTAATACTAAGATATTTTTTTACTTCTATTGTATTTCCATTAAAATCAAAAGTATTTATTTCATCATTAACTTTTAATTTTAAATTCGCATAACTTATTTTATTATTACTCATATCCTTTTATCTCCTTATTTATCTATTTTAATCCAATGCAATTTTTCACCTGTAATAGGATGTTTACCTGCACTTTTTTGTTTTCCTAAAAAATATCCAGCTATTGAACTTCCATTTTTTAATCCACACCAGTTTGCAGCATCTTGATAACAAATAAAAATGTCTCCAGTTTCAATACATTGAACTGGTTGTCCATTTCTTTCTTTTATTCCTTTAATATATTGCTCTGAAGAATGAGATTCGCATAATTTTTTTCTATGGCTTTCACTAAAATTTTTATTTTTCTTGCTTTGAGAAATATGTTGCTTATGTTCTTCAGATAAATGTTTACCTTTAGACCAACTCTCTTTTCCTTTATTTGCTTTAGAAATTTTTATTTTAGTTTCCTCAGAAATTTTATGTCCTTTTAATTTTCTTTTTATATTTTCTTTAACATTATTATTTACTAAATATTTTTCTTTTCCGCCTTCTCTTAGATTATAACCATATTTATTATTTGTTGAATTATATTGTTTAATATATTTAATTTCTAATTGATTAGCTTCTTCTTGAGATAAATTACTTTTCAATATAATATGTTCAAAATTATCCCAACCATATTTTTTAATTGCTGCATAAAAATAAGATTGTCTTTTATATCCTTCTCCATTATTCCATCTATATTCTGGCTTTTGACAAGTTTGACCAATATATACTTTATTATTAATTTTATTTCTATGTAAATAAATACAATAATTACTCATTATTTACCTCTCTTTAATCTCATTTCTATATTAATTATACTACAAAATTTTTCTTTTGTCAAGTTTAATTAATAGTTAAATTAAGTGACTTAACTGCTTTAATCAGTTCTTCTTCTGCTAAATCTCTAGCTTCATTTTCTGCGGCATCCGCAGTAGCAGATAAATCTTTATCTTTAATAAACATTTGAGTTAAAGCAGATTGAAAACTTCCACTATCCATTCCCGCAATATATTGTTTAAACACATTTCTCACTTCTGTTAAAGTTGTTCTAACTAAACTGGTTGTAACAATAGAAGGAGCACTAGAAAAATATTTAATCTGGTCAGATAAATAGTCACCACCTTTTACAGATGATGCTGTATTACTTCTAATTGCTGAGAAAGTATCTTCAATTTCTTTTTCTGTTGGTTGAATTGCTGGCGGAATCCAGTTATGATTATGATTTCTACCTACTAAAACTCTATAAACCTCATATGCATTACCTTTATTTTTATACGCACTGTCAGATTTTCTTGCTTTAACAAATTCATTAACTGTAGACCAAATTGTACTACTACCATCATTAGCATTATCTAAAATAGTTTCTATTCTATTCATAGACTGTCTTAATTCACCTTTATTATACATTCTCAATTTAAACATATTATTAAGTTTACTTCTTGTATTATATTCTACTCTTGTAAATTTTAATAATTCTTCTATTCCAATTCTAGTTTCAAATAATTGTCCTCTATAACTTGTACCAATTTGATAAGTAATCTCTTCTTTTGTTAATAGTGAACGAATACCATCCATTAAAACATAGCCTGTTTTTAATAATGTATCAATTTCAGCATCACTATATTTAATTTTTTTATAAGTAGAATAAGATATAGTTAAATCACTAACATTTTCAACATTTGCATATTGCATTTCTGCTTGTCTAACTGCAACTTCTACTTGCTGATAAAAAGTTTCTAATTTTAAAAGATAACTATCTAACTGAATAACAAATGTATTTAATAAAGATTTTGTTTCTGCGGGAGTAGCTGCCGCCATAGCTTTCGCTAAAGTTTCTTTTATTACTTTTGCATTATCAATATATTCTGCCATATATCATCACCATTTTCTTTATAAAATAAAAAAAATGGGAGAGCGTTTCCGCCCTCCCATCCTAATCATTCTTAACCTTCAGCTTTAGTATGATACATTACGCTTTCACCAGCTGTTACGGCACCTTCAGCAGCGTCATTAACAATCTGCATTACACATAATACTTTCTTTGTTTTATCAAAGTGTGTATATCCTGGGAATGCATCCATAGTGAATGTAAATGTACTTGGGTCACCTGTAGAAGCCATTGCAAATGTAAAATTAGACTGAATCTTAACATTAGGTAATGTAAGAATAGCAGGTAAATCTACACCATCTTGCTGACGTCTAAATAATGTATCAGCTTCAACATAGTAATAACCAGCGAAGTGTTCAGCATCAATCTGGAACTCATCTACTGTAGCAACNNAGCAACATCTTTATCAACATAGTAATCTACAAATACTGTCTTACCAGCAACTGCGCTATCTCCTGTTACAGGAATTTTCTTATTAGCTACAGTACCTACTGTTAAAGCGTCACCAGTAATAGAACCGTCTTCTTCAGCTACCATAACAAAAATTGGAGCTGTTGCACAAATTTCTTCTGTATTTGATAAAGCATTAGTTAAGTCAATTTCAAAAGCACCTGCTCCATCTGAACTTACAGTTGTCTGAGTTGTAGTATGAACTTGAACTTTTTCTACTTTACCTGCGTTACTAAATAATCCTGCACCTGAAAGAATAGCAAAACCAATAGGAGAAAGTAATGCGTCTTCAACTGTGAAAGTTAAAGTTTTTTCACCTTCCCAAGCGATTAATCTAGTGTTACCACGTCCACCAGTTGCATATACAGTTGTACTTGCTCCTTCAAGAGTAGAAGTTTTTGCAGTATCAATATAAAGAACTGGCTGACCCTTTTTGAAAAGAGTTCTTCCAACATATCTATCAGATGTTGCTTTAAATGTAATATTCGCACACTCACGTACACCAAATTTCATACGTCTATATCCTCCTTAAAATTTTCAATTTAAGATTTATGGATGAATTTCTTTCATCCAGTTATCTACTTCATCAATATCTTTAGCACCTGCTAATTTTGCTTCAAAATAAACATCATAAGATTGTTTTAATTCAAAGCGTTCAAACTCGTCAAATAATTGATAAACAGTTAATCGTAGCAAATCATTCATATCTTTTTTTTCCCCAACAGTCAAAATCGAAATATATCTACTTAATACAGATATTTTTTTTGACTCATTTTTCGCGGCAGCCGCTTTTTCACGTCCTTTCCGCAACTTTTCAGCTAATGCTCTAGCTCTTTCGCCTTGAGGGTTATAATTTTGTTTATCATCTTTATTTCGTTTAAGACAAAATATAGAAACTAAAATTTCTTTAAAATGTTCAAAATTATTTTTATCAATGAAATGCATTTCCTTTTCTAATCCTTCTTCTTCCTCTTTTACAAAAGCAATTTGCTCTTTTAAAACAGAAATCTGATAAGAAGGAAACATTAATGTTAAAACTAACATAGCACTTATTCTATTGTTTTGAATTGCTACTGTTTTTTTATCTTTCATTATCGACATAAATACTTCAAAATTACTTTTATCTTCTAAATGACTTTTGTCCTCTGGACTTAAAACATCTTTAGAAAAATTTAATAACTCACATCCTGTGAAAAAAGCTTCTTCTCCAATATATGCGATTTCTTTAATTGTAGGCTGATGAATACTTAACTGAGCTTCCTTAAAAGGAACATCATTTCCTGATAAGAGAAGTAAATCTCCAATCATTATTCAACTCCAGGAATCTGGTCATCACTACCATGAATTGCTCTATATGATAAACTATATCCAGATAAGTTTTCATCTAAGATTAATTGATTACATCCTAAAAAATTCAAAGTTCCAATACCTGATAATCTTGATTCATTTAAAATGCCATCAATATAACCTACAATCTTTACAGGTCTTAATCTATAATTGCCAATATCCCAAAAATCAGTATGACAAATTATATCAAAAGAAACAGTGCAATCTCTAAATTGTGGATTGTTTTTATTTGGAGTAAAATTATCAAAAGAAACAATCATATAAGCTTTAATTTCCTCATGTTCGGGAAATTTAATTTTAGGTTCTAATTTAATATAACCCTCTTCACGCAATTTAGCTACTGACATTGATTGAATTTTTTCTATATAAGTTGGATTAGTTGTATCATCTAAGCAATCTTTAGTATTAATTACTAATAATCTTTTTAATTCATCACTATATGGTCTACTTTCAACAAATAATTTTTTTAATATTGTTTCAGTATCTTTTTCACAAGATAAAAAAGATGAAGTCAATGGGGTTGTTCTTCTCAAATCTCTTTTCATCTTTTATCTCCTTTTATCTCTTATAATGATTTAATTACAATAGGTACAGTTAATATATCTATACCATCTTTTTGATAAATTAAATCAAAATTTCCACTTTTTCCAGTAGTAATTTCTACTGTCGCGGTAAGCTCTGTAGCTTCTAATATTTTTGCTTTTTTGCTATTAACGATTAACCATTTTCCACCAGACTCATTATAAAGAGTATATCTAACTATATCATAAGGACTAACCTCAAGAGGTCCATCTATATATGGAACACCTTCTTCTATAATTGGAGGTTTTATAGGCTTTTCTTCTGTTTTAGCATCTTCCATTTCATTATTAAACCATTCATTTAAACAAACTTTAATAATTCCATTTGCATAATATTGATTAACAACAGCAACTTCCCACATATTCCCATCTATTTTAACTTTAGTAAATCTATGAAAGTAATCTAATGTTTCTTCTGTTTTACTTATATACATTACTAAAGAGTAATTTATATCATTCCATGTAATACCTTTTTTCTGATTCCATTGAATTATTGTTTCTGCGGGACCGCGCACATAAGCTCGATATAAAGATTCTCCAATCTGCACATCCGCATTACATTGACGAATATCTGCTCTAAAGTAAGCATTTTCTTCTAAATATTGTAAATAAACAATCCAATCCGTATCAGGAGCTTCATTCTTACCTTTCCAGATAAAAATATCTCCAGGCTTTAAACCAACTTCTTCTTCTCCTTGAGAAGTTTTTCCTACCATTGATTTATTTAAACATATATCTTTATATGGAATTGAAATAATTTTATCGTGATAATCTTCACTTAATTTATCTTTATTGATTAAGCATCTAAATTCTCTTCCATCTGCAAGAATCGCGGTTTCTGCTTGATAAGAATATAATAAAGCCTTTTTTAAAGTTTTTAACTTATCTTTTATAAATCGGTCCTCTGCATTTCCGCCATGATACTGTAATCTTTTATTTAAGTTTTCTATTCCTGCCATGATTTTTTCAAAGAACTTATCAAACTTAAACATTCAAAGATAGTTCTTCTAAATAAAAGAAAATCATCTTCTTCAGTAAGAGTAAAAAGTCCTTCCAATTTACAAATTAAAGGAAAAAGAATATTATGCTGACCGATAAGCAATCTATCCATTCCCGCCAATTCTTCGATAATAGTCTCTAAAGGTTTTTCCCAATCTACATTTTCTTCTCTATTAGGAAGTAATTTGTAAATTTGATTAGTAATTCTTTTAATGCTATTTTCAATGGCATGATTATCTATTTCCGCATTATATTTAAGTATCATTATAGTCCTCCTCTTCTTGAAGAACTAAACTCACCCCAACATAATCTTGTAATTCTTCAGTATCCTCTTCTATTTGGTCTACTTGTTCTATTACATCTTCTAAAAGTTCAGTAGGTGTTTTTAAACTAGTTTCCGCATTAAAAGAGTATCCAATAGGTTCCATGATAGTTCCCATAGTAGAACGCATAATTCCACTTTTATCAGCTTTTCTTCTTTTATATAATCGCTGTAAATGAAACCCTTCTCTTTCATAGTCTTTCTTTAAAGCTAATAACTTCTGCAT